TGAACTGACTCAGGAAGAACTCGATAAGCGAATGCAAGAAAGGCAGGCCAGAGGAGAAGCGGCTGCTGAGAAAAAATTGAAGAAAACCATCGAGGATCTTCAAGCGAAGATAGCCGACTTTGAAGGCAAGGACTTGGGTGCATTAGATAAGCTTCAAAAGAAGTATGATAAGTTGGTAGAAGATCACAAAAATACTTCCGGCGAACTTACGGGCGCAACCCTGAAGCTTGCGAAGATCACCGCGCTTGTGAAGGCAAAGGCCGATCCCGATAAAATAGACGATCTGGCCGACATGATCTCAGGCAACACGCCTGAAGAGAT